TTTAGTAAATTGCATCTTATGGCAAGGTATTGCGGAAAAAACTATGGAATATTGCCATAAAGGTGATATTGTAGGTATTAAGGGTAGAATACAAAGCGATGAAAATAAAGTGATACAGATAATTGCAGAAAAAGTGTCGTTTTTAAGTTCAAAGGCAAAAGATGAATAATGATAGAAAAATAATATATACAATTTATAAAAATAAAGTATGGAAAGAACTTGTGTATAAAGATATAACAATGAATTTAAAAGTTATATATATCGGAAAAGACAGAAAAGATTGTGAAAGGTGGATAAAAGATAATGGATGAAATATTTATTAAAACAAGTAGTTATGATTGTCTAGAAAAACATTTTAAAGATAGAGATTTAACTACAATAGAAGAATTGATAGGCCTTATTGAAGATTTAGATTATGATTTAGAAAATTTAAAAGAGGAATTTGATGATTTTAAAAATGAGGTTAAAGAACATTATAAACCAATTCCGTTCGACCCTTATGATGAGTATGGAATTAGTGAAAGCGATTTTCACTAATTTTTTTATTTTTAAAAAGTTTAAAATTTTTGTAGCAAGTAGAAAATTTTTACAACAAGTTTAAAATTTTAGTTTTTTTGTACTCTGAAATATGTTATAATTATTATAAGAAAGGAAGTGAAAAAATGAATTGGGAGGTTATCCCGAGGGACGAACAAGAAACTTTAATAGATGTCGATTATTATAAAAAAATTGTATCTGTTTATACTTGTAGAAAGTCAACTGCTGATAGATTATTGAAAAAACTTGGTAAACCAGCAAAAATAGATATGCACGACGGTTTTGTGTCTGGTGTGACCTATATAAAAAGTTTTTTTGATAAAGATTTGGCAAGAGTTTTTTCAAAAGGCCTAATAATTGGTACTTTTCGAGAGGATAATGAGCCAGATGATATATTAGTCGCGGAAGAAGATTAAGTTTTATACAGTAGAGAATTTATATACTGTATTAGTTCAAAACAAAGGATTATGAAAGAAGAATGTTTAAAAAAATTAAATAAGGCATTTGGTGATTTCAAGTTTTTTGAAGAAGATCATCACTATGAATATAAAGGACAACGAATTGGAATATCGGCTACAAGTTTAATAGAAAGTTATGCTAATGAATTTAAACAAGATGAAATTGCAGAAAAAGTTGCTATTAAAGAAGGTAAGACAGTTCAAGAAGTATTAGACGAATGGAAACAAAAAAATGAATGGGCTTGTGAAAAGGGTACTATGTGCCACGAGTATATTCAAAGTATTTGGGAAGGCAATATTGCATTTGGTTATGAAAGCAACGAGATAATAGAAAAATTATTTAATCAAGCAGACCACTTTTTTATAGATTATAGAAACAGATTAGAACACCTAGCAGATGAATTTATTATTGGCAGTGAAGAATATGATATTGCTAGTGCAGTAGATCATTTGTTTATAAATAAAGGCACCGGTAAACTTGTATTAGTTGATTATAAAACTAATTCTTATATGAGTGGCTATAATAAAAAAGCATATTCTAAACCAATGAAAATGCCATTAGACAATTTGAATGATGACGCTTTACACCATTATTATTTACAATTATCAATTTATAAGTTTATTATTGAAAAATATACAGATATTAAAGTTGAAGAAATGTTTATAGTTTATATGAGTGAGAATATCGAAAATTATGAAATTATTGAGATACCTTATTTAGAAAAAGAAGTTAAAAAAATATTAGAGAATAGGAGAGTGAAAAATATGAAAAGTGTACCAATTTTAGTTGTAGGAAAAAGTGGAAGTGGTAAAAGTGCAAGTTTAAGAAATTTTAAAAAAGATGAAATTGCCGTCGCTAATGTTTTAGGTAAACCTTTACCATTTAAAAGCGATATAGAAGCACCGAAAGTTGATGATTATAATGTTATTATTGAAGCAATTAAAAGAACAGATAAAAAAATTATAGTTATTGATGATGCCGGTTATCTGTTAACAAATGATTTTATGAATAAATCAAGTGTTAAGGGTTATGACAAATACAATGATATGGCAAATAATTTTTGGAATTTAGTAAATAGTATAAAAGATATTGATGGTGGAAAAACTGTTTATCTTATAATGCACGAAGACACAGACGAATTTGGAAATATAAAACCGAAAACTATTGGTAAATTGTTAGATGATAAAGTAAATTTACAAGGTATGTTTACAATTTGTATTCGTACGATGTTTGAAAATGGTAAATACATTTTTAGATTAAAAACTAACGGGCAAGATTGCGTTAAAACTCCAATAGGTATGTTTGATGAAGAAGAAATCGAAAATGATTTAAAAATTGTTGATACAAAAATTCGTGAATATTATGATTTGGAGAAATAATATGGAAATAACATTTACAGAGAAAGTTATGGATGCGCTTGTAGAAAGTTTTAGTGCAGAAGAATTAGGATTATTTATTACATTATTAAGTGATAAATATATTAAATATTATGGAATAACTGATAAAAAATTTATAAAAAGTTTGACTAATTCATTAAAAACGTTGAAAGAAGATGATAAAAATTAAAAAAGAAAATATTTTAATTGGAATAGATGATTATATAAAAGTTATAGAAGAAAGCCCTGAATTATTCCACGATGGAATAGATATTGAAATTTTAGATTTACTTAAAACAATAAAAAAATATTTATTAGAAGAAAGGAAAGGAAAATAATTATGGATTTAGGATTTGATTTAAAAGAATGGGATAGCGTTGAGGCTATTGAAATGGGAGATTTTGAAACAGTAGAACTTGGAGGGCATAAAGTAGTTATAGTAGATGCTAGACTTTATACAAGTGAAATAACTGGAAATACAAGTTTAAAAGTTTCTGTCGATTTAGCAAAAGGCGATAAGCAAGAAGGATATTTTAAAAAACAATATGATGAAAACCCTAACGCAGATAAAAAGTGGAGCAACGGAGCAACTCGTTATTTATCATTAAAAAGCGAAAATCTTGCGTACACAAAAGGTTTTATTACTGCTTTAGAAAAGTCAAATGCAAACTTTAAATTTGACACGTCTAAAGGTTGGGAACAACTAAAAGGGCTTGTATGTGCCGGTGTATTCGGGCTTGAAGAATATCAAGATCAAGAAGGCGAAGTTAAAACGGCAACAAAGTTGGTTCAATTTAGAAGCCTTGATAAATTAGATGAAATTAAAATACCAAAAGTTAAGTTATTAGATGGAACTACTATTGATTATGAACTATATAAAAACAGACCACAAAATAGTGCAAAAAATGATACTGTTGTAATAGTAAATCCTGATGAATTGCCATTTTAAAAAGGAACTTTAAAAAGTTCTTTTTATTTTTTAAAATTATATTTACATTGGTTTGATTTTAATGTAAAATTATAAGTAAGGAAAGGTAGGCGAACTAAATGTATTATTTATTTAGAGGTGATATTACTTATAACATAAATCAAACGATAGCAAGTAAAGTTATAGGTATTACGCAACCGACATTATCTAATATCTTAAATCGTAAAGTTAGAACAACTAAAATGACGGCATATTGTATTACTAAATATTTAGATGAAAATGCAGAAATAGAAGATTATTTTGAAAGGGTTAAATAGTTATGAGCGAACAAGAATTATTAGATGAAAAAACATTTGTTGAACTCTTTTCAAAAAGTGAAACAGAACAATTAAAATTAGAAAATCAATTATTTTTGGAAGCAAAAAAACTAGGTGTGTTATCACAATTTAAAAAAAATTATAAAGCATTTAAAAGTAAAATGGCAGAAAAAATGGTTGTTGATAATAGTTTAAATCTTCCAAAATGTAATTATGATATACAGAATTATGATACAGGAAAATATATCGTGACTATAAATGGAATAATTGACAGTAAAACAGATTATAAATTTTCTTATATACCTATATTACCTGTAGAAAGATATATAAATCAAGATACAGGCAAGGAAAAAGTAAAAATTATTTTTTATAAAGAAAACAAATGGCAAGAAAAAATAGTAAATAGAAGCCAATTATCTGTAGCACAAAAATTATTAGCATTAAGTGATTATGGTTTAGATATAACAAGTGAAAATGTTAGATATTATGTAAATTATTTTAATGAGATATTAAATAGAAATGATATAAAAAAATTGCAAAGTGTATCACATATAGGATGGCAAGATGATAATTTTATTCCTTATGATACAAAAGGCATATTTGACGGTGAAGAAGATTTTAGCAGTATCTATAATGCAATTTCTAAAAAAGGCAATTATGAGAAATGGAAAACAGTAGTCAAAGAATTAAGAAAAGAAAAAGTTATGAAAATAATTATGGCAGTTTCTTTAGCAAGCCCTTTGCTTGAAAAATTAGGAATACAACCTTATACAGTAAATTTATGGAGTGCGATGTCTGGAAGCGGTAAAACATTAACTTGTATGACGGCGATGTCAATATGGGGAAATCCGGGTGAAGGCGCCTTAAGATTTTCTAGTAATAATACGCAAAATTTTTATGTAGCAGTTGCTTCATTTATGCATAATATAACTTGTTATTTTGATGAATTGCAAATTGTAAAAAATTCCAAAGAATTTAAAAGAGAAAGTCTTATAATGGACTTATGTAATGGAACAGAGCGAGGTAGATTAACAAAAAATAGTCAAACAAAAGAAATTAAAACTTGGAATAACAATTTTTTATTTACTAATAATGACAAATTAGTAAGAGAAAACGCAGGAGAACAAGTATATAACAGAGTTATTGATATAGAAATTGATAAAAACATCGTGGGCGATCATCCAGTTGAAATAGCAAAAATTATTAGAAATAATTATGGGTATGCCGGTATAGATTATATTAAGTATATAAAAGAAATTGGTTTTGATACAATATTTGATCGATATAAACAAATTTATGAAGAAATTTTAGAAAAAGCACCCGCAACTGAAAAACAAGCAAATGCATTAGCGACTATTGTACTTGCAGATGAATTGGCTAATAAATGTATATTCGAAGATAAACAGATTTTAAAAGTAGATGATATATTAGAGTACGCAAACGATAAAAACGAAATTAAAACTTCTATAAAAGCAATGAATTATATTGTATCAATTATTTCGGCAAACAGAAATAAGTTTAACGATGATAATAGATATGGAGAATGCTGGGGAGCAATAAAAGGAAAAGATACTGGAAAAGGTATTGTAAATTATTGCAAGTTCAATATTGAGATATTAAAAAAAGAATTGGAAAAAGGTGGGTTTGAGTTTGATACAGTAAAAAAAGATTGGGCCGAAATGGGGTTTTTATATAAAAACTCACAAGGTAAATATATTCATCAAACTACTGTTGCCGGTGTAAGTGGAATATTTGCAATATTTGTTTTAAATTAGGTTTATAACATAAAGTTATAAACTTTTATTTTTCTAACTTTTTATGTAAGTATTTTACTCAAAACCTTATGTCAAAATCGCCTTCAAACCCGGTGTTTATAGGGTTTTCTTACAAACTTACTATTTTTAGGGGGGGAGTGTATATATATATAATATTTTTTTTATTTTTATTTTTATTTTTTTTGTATATAATATTGTATACCCTATTTTTATGTAAGAATGTAAGAAATGCTTTATTTATAAGTGTTTTATTATATATATATAAGTAAGTATTAAGTAAGTTTTATAACTAAAAAAGTAAGTTTTTTATATAATATATAATATATAATATAATATAATATATAAAAGCGTTTATTTCTTTACATTATAAAAAATAGATGTTATAATAAATTTAGGAATAAGGAAGTGTTATTATGAATGACATTGAAATGTGTATTATGGCTTGTCTTTTAATTAAACCTGAACTTATGAAAGAGGTTTATGTTGAAGACAAGCATTTTTTAAAACGACAAAGATTATGGCAATTTATGAAAGAGTTTTATAAACGATTTGAAACATTTGATATAAATATAATGTATTCTGTTTGCAAAGATAAATGGCATATTATGAATTATATTGAAGAATTGTCTTATGTAGAAGCATACCCTTTTAATTTTAATAAGTATCAAGATAGATTGATCGAAATTTATAATGACAATGAAAAAGAAAAGTGGATTAGGGAAAGAGTATATACAGAAGCAATTAGGTTGTTATTGGGGCAAATAAAAAGTAATGATTTTAAAAATAAAGTAGACAAAATATATTTAGATGCAGAAAAAATATACAAAGAAAGCGAGAAACAAAATGTATAAATTTAGAGATGATATAAATGTTGATTTCAAAGATAGAAAAAAAGCAAGTGAAGAAATAGGAATAAATTATAATACATTAGGAATGATAATAAGAGGTGACTTAAATTGCAGTAAAGCAATAGCATATTACATAACTAAATTATTATATTCGAAAGCAACTATTGAGGATTTTTTTATTAAGGTTAAAGGAGAAAAAGATGACGACTAAAGAAATATTAAGTTTAATAATAATTTTGGCAGATATTTGTGTAATTGCAAAAGTCTTTTATGAAAGAGGAAAGCAAAAACAATGGGAAAAGGATATGCAATTGATAAGTGATGTTTTAAAAGAGATCGAAGATGAAGAAACGCAACGAATAGAAGAAGAAATAAATAAATTATATGAAGAATATAAAGATAAAATAGGAAGTGAAATAAAATAATGTTAAAAGTTAAAAGCATAAAAAAAGAAGGTAAATATCTAAAAATAATAATTAAAAAGCCAAAATTTCAAAGTTTTAGTGAATTTTTAGTAATGAATGGTTTAATATTTCCAAAAGGTATAGATTTTTTAGAACCTATGTTGACAATAGATGGTGATATAGAATTGCGGTTTATATTAAGAAATTGGGATGACATAAAGCCATATTTAGAAAGTGAAGTGAATTAGATTATGAATATTCAAGAGTTATTAGAAAAAGAATTTTATATAGTAGATTGTATGGATTTTACATACTTTGCTAGACCTGTTCATATTGTAGGAATTGGTGCTACAAGTGTTGACGAAGAATTTTCATATATGATAGATGTTAAAGATTTTATAAACCCAAACGAATATAGAACAATGTATATGCATGAATTAGAAAGATTTAAAACAATGGAAGATGCGGAAAAAGAAGCAAAGAGATTAAATAACATTCCATCTAATAAAAAAAGAGCAAAAGAATGGAATACAAATTGAAAATATAAAGGAGATTAAATAGATATGTTAAAGATAAAAATAATAAACACTAAAAGCAAAAGCGAAGATTTAAAAGAGATATATGAAAGACTTAATGAAATACAATATTTATTAAAATGCACTTATGCTAAAAAGAAAATAAGAAGAAAAGTTAAAGAAGTTATGGATTTAGTAGAAAAAGTAGGTGATTAGTTTGAAAGATGAGATAAAAGAAATATTTAATATAGAAGAATTATTTGATGAATGGAAACGATTTTTAAGTTGGTGTTATGAAAATAATGATAAAACAGTAGAAATACATAGAGACAAATTAAAATGGACTATGGATTACATAACTAATTTACAAGAAGAAAATGATTTTATAAAAAAAGATAGAAATAAGTTGTTAAAAGATTATGCGCATCTAACTATTTTGTTAGAAGATTATAAATCAAGAATTGAAAAAATAGTTGAATATATAAAACACGCACAAAATTATGGAACAATAGCACAAATAATGCCACATTTAAAACCTTATGTAAATGGCGATGATTTATTAAATCTATTAAATGGTGATGAAGATGAATGAGGGTTTTTACGATAATTTAAAAAGTTATTTAGGGCAATATGAAAAATTGGGTGAGATAATAACAAAATTAAGAACTCAAGAAGAAGAAATATCTCGCTTGAATAACATAATTGATGAGTTGGAAAAATACATACAAGATGGCGGCAATTGGTATGTTGAAATAGATTATAAAAATTATAAGCCCTATATAAATGTTGCAAACGTTTTAGACAAATTAAATGAATTAAAGCAAAAATAATTGTCTTTTTTAAAAAAATATACTAAAATGCTGTTAGGTGATATAATTGCAAGATTTTATAATCCTAACAGATACACGGCAACAAAAAGAAGCCCATATATTAAAAAATTTTAACAAACAAGGGATAATTCACCTCCGAACAACCTTGCCAAGTGCTGATTATATGGCAATTAGATACAGCCAAAAAAAAGGATTATATCTTGATTACAGAATACTTATTGATACAAAAAAAGATTTAGAAGAAGTTGCAGGAAATTTATGCAACACGCAAAACCACGAACGAGTGAAACGAGAAATTGAAAGAGCGAAAGAATTAGGGTGCAAACAGTTTTATTTTTTAATAGGAGATAACAAAATAAAAACAGTCGAAGACATAGAAAAATGGTCTAGCCCACATACCAGAGTGCGAGGGAGCACCTTATTAAAAGTTATGAATACGATGCAAGAACGATATGATGTGAAATTTATTATATGTCAAAAGAAAAATATGGGGCAAATGATTATATCTTTGTTAGAAAAAGGAGAAGCATTATGATGGTCGATGATATTATGTCTTTTTTAGAAATTAAAAATTATGAATACAATTTTATGACAAATATTTTAGTAATAAATGATGAAATATTAGTTGAAGATTTTTTGAAATTAAAACAGTTATTAAAAGAAAATGATATAGTTTTAACAAATCTTATCGTGGAGGAAGGTAGCAATGTCAAAAAAGAAAAAAAGCAAAAAACAAAAATCAGTATCAAATAATTTAAAACCGGCATCATTTTCTAAAATTGGCAAAAACGAATTATATGCTTTGATATCTTCTATTAGTCAAAAACCAAAAACTTATTCTATTTCACAGATTGAAGAAATACTTATTAAAAAAAGCGGAGCAAAAAGTCTTATCGAGTATATAGATCTGACAAACAAATCTGGCGAATTTACAGTTTACACAGACACTTATGATTTTATTTCTAGTACAATGGAAAAACTCGGCTATATTCCAAATGTTTCTAACACATTTTATCAAAAGCAAAAAAAGTGATATAATGAAATTGCGGGGTATATTTGACGTGCCTCGTACTTCCTTATCCGGAGAGATATGCAATTGCGTATCTCTTTTTTTTATGCTACAATGAATTTAAAGGAAGTGAAAATTATGCAAATCGTTTATAAAAAACTTGAAGAATTAACGCCTTATGAGAACAACCCTCGGCACAACGATAATGCAA